GACGTGGTGTAATGCCCTATGAATTCGCCACTAAGCAAGAAGCGGAAGACTACGCTGTCACGATGACAGTGTGGCAAGGTGGACAGTATCGAATCTCCCGCGTACGTCGTGGACTAGTGAAGGTGGGGGCATAAGTTATGAATATTGACGAGATTCAGAATGACTGCAACATATGCCTAGAAAATTATCACGACGGGCAGGACGTGTGCGACACGTGCGGATTGGAGATAGCATGAAATCACCGGCTTATTTATTGACCCGCTTCATGGTCCGCGCTGTCTTTTGGACCGCGCTACTATGGGGCATATGGCAAGTAGTGACTCATCTATGGTGGACCGGTTCCGGCTTCACATGGACCACTAATCCATTCGGGAACTAATGCGCGCCTACTGTCCACCGGTTCGCCGGTGGATAGTGGGAGAGTCTTAGCAACTCTCACAACTACTACAGAATAGGACTAAAAGAATGACAGTAAAAGAAGCAACGTGTGCCGAACGCATAGCCGAACACATAGCCAATGAAGAAGAGGCTATGAAGGCTATCTATGAGGCTATAGATTCCGATAACGACCTAGACCGTGAGCAGGGCTACGAGAGTTTATATGATTATGCTCTAGGCGTTGACACGCGCCAGGAGACGATTATTACCCTCTCATGGGGAGGTCCGGCGAGCTATCTAGAAGTAACCCACCGTGGCGCGGAAGTGTATACCGTTACTTATCGCTTCTCCGATTGGTTCGATACCGCCACCGTGGAGGTGGGAGAGGATTCTCCTCTTTACCAATACGCGCGCGAGGTTATCGAATTGCAAGAGGTAAAGTAGCCATGAGCGAGGTACACGCTGTCATCTATTACATAGACCGAAAGACCGGCGAGGAATGGAATCGCCGGGCCACCTTCTTAAATAATCAAGTTTATGGCGATTACTTATGGAACAACGCAGACAGAATCAAGCGAACCGACGTCGTTAATGAGCTATGGCGCAAGTGTGCCGAATGCGATTGGTGGGATTCTGACCCTAGCTTCTTCACGCGTGATGGGGACGATTGGTACTGTTCTATTCATAAGGAAGCCATCCCATGCGGGGCATGCGGGCTGTATGACCGGGCAGAAGTCCACCAATGCGAGCTAGAAGAGGTGACAGCATGAGCGAAATCTATACATGCCACGCGCCAGGCTGTAGCGTGACTAACGCGCAAGATGAGACCCTTGAGGATTACTTCCACTGTGAGATTCATGCAGGAACGGTGGAAGAATGAGCGACGGTAAATTAAGAATAAAAGAATGCCACGCGCTGGAATGCTTCAACCATGCCAGGGACGGGGAAAAGTTCTGTTTATTCCATATGGGAAGTGACAGCACACCGCCACCGGCGAGCGAGCCGGTGTGCGGGGATTGTCTCTATCCATTGGCAGAAGGCTGTTTATGCGCTAGCAAGTAACCGCAAGTAACCCCTACCGGCGACGGTGGGGGTTATTCTGCTATTTAGGCACCAATACCGCCCGCGCTTCTGTCCTACGCCTGCAACACGTAACCACCGAGAGAGTTGACACGGACGGTTTATTGAGTATATTACGACCCACGAGGCGCACAAGCCTCCATTACCGCCCAGGAAACCGATAGGAGAGCGCACGACATGACCGATTCAGAACGACTCACGAAGATGATTGACGGCATACATGAAGCGATGGGAGATTCATACCGCGCCGGACACCGCGACGCCACCGCTGAGATACTCGGGGAAGCGATTAACGCACTGAAACTACGAGGCAACTGCGATGTAGCTATCGCCGTGCTGAAGGGACTCATGGAATGATTATCATAATTATTTCCGCCCTCGCTGCCGTTGGGGGAGCGTTGCTAGAGAACGCTTTGCATAAGTTCGAGAATCGCGAGTGATATTTACTACTGACCTACCCGCTGCCTGTAAAGGCATGGACGGAGATATGTGGTATCCCGAAGCTATCCGCGTTAATGTCGGCTCTACGCCTTCACCACGCGCACAGGCCACCATTGACGATTCGATAACAGCACTTGCTATCTGCTCGACCTGTCCGGCACGCGAGGCGTGCCTTCAAGCCTCGATAGATAATGCCGAAGAGTACGGAATATGGGGCGGAACATTCCCCTATGAGCGACACACCGTCTCACCATTTCGAGAAGTTACCGACCATGGATTCATATGGCAGGCAAAGATTCGCAAGTTTGCAGAACAGAAAGGCTTAACATGTCCCCCACTTCCACAGCCCACACCAGGCTACGAAAAACCAGACGGTTCCATTTTTACGCTGCATCACTCGCAACCGTGGGGCTAGTCTGGATTAGCATGCCCTACACACCGGTCAAAGAACGCACTGCAAGCCCTAAGAGCTACGCTAAGCGCCTCTATATGCAACAAGGTGGCAACGCCTCACAGTGGGCTTGTCTGGACCGTCTATGGACAATGGAGAGCAACTGGCGAGTCAATGCCGTAGGCGATAAGACAACACAAGGCCGAGCTATTGGCATCGCTCAGGCTCTGCCGGCGGATAAGATGGCTCAGATGGGATTAGACTACAAGTCTAACTATCAGACTCAGATTCGTTGGGGCTTGCTCTATATCAAACTGCATTGGAATAACAACGCGTGTGTGGCGCTACGCCACGAGCTACGAAAGGGCTGGTACTAATGGAAGATTTAATCTATCCCATCATTGACCCAGCCGATGAGCTATGGAAAGATAGCGCCAACTGTGCCGGCACAGATACCGAAGCATTCTTTACCAGCAACGACAACAAGGGCGACGACAGAGACACCACAATTCTGCGCCGTATTTGCGCCGGTTGCTCAGTCAAGAACGAGTGTCTGGATTATGCGATAAAATATAGCCAGCTAGGATGGTGGGGCGGAACCACCGAGGCGGAGCGTAAACGCATCCGCAGAAAGGTTAGCTAATGACATACGATTTTTTTGGACAAGAATGGTACGGCGCATGCGGTGCCTGTGGCACCGAGCTATTTGCGCCAACTAAAGGCGAATACCTACTACAATACTCGATACATACACATTCTCAAGACTGCTTAGGAGGCTGGTAATGACACACGATAAATTACTGAAAGAGATAAATCAATTTCATGGCGAGACGGCGATTGCTGATTTATTGTCAAACGCCCTTCGCGCAGTAGTGGAATTGCATAAGCCACAAGAAATTACTTTGCCTAATGGCGAATGGGGAACTAATTGTATTTTATGCGATGGTTTTGATTACCCCTGCCAAACCATTCAAGCCATTGAGAAGGAGTTAGAATAATGGACTACCAAACAGAGCTAGATGTCTTCTGCACATGGTGCGAGAAAGACTTTAAGGATGTCATGGTATGGGTGGGCAAGGAATGGAACAGTTGGAAATGCCCCGAGTGTGGAAAGGAACAGCTCGATGACCGCCACCAATGAGCCGCTAGTATTTGTAGCCATTCTGGCTAAGCAAAAAGAAAAGATGTTACCAGCATGGCTAGACTCACTATCCAAGTGGGACTATCCCAAAGACCGGATGATTCTCTTTATCCGTAGCAACAACAACACCGACAACACTGAGCAGATACTGCGCGATTGGTGCAACGAGAACGCCAAGTGGTATCGCCATGTGGTTGAAGACTACCGCGATGTAGAAGCACAGGTGCAGGAGTACGGCGTACATGAATGGAATCCCACACGCTTTAAGGTACTCGGAGATATACGAGAGACGAGCATTAACGCAGCATGGCAGGCAGATGCAGACTTCTATTGGGTGGTGGATGTAGATAACTTCGTCGCGCCTCATACCCTACGCACCATGATTAGCCACAACCTGCCGGTGGTAGCACCGCTACTCATGTGCGTTGATACTGAACAGCCTGCCTACTCGAACTACCATTTGTTAGCTAATGTGCGTGGCTACTTCCTTGACGACATGCGCTACTACCAGGTGCTGAAGCATGAGATAACAGGACACATCATCTGTGACGTGGTTCACTGCACCTATCTCATACGCAAGGATGTCTTCGAGCATGTACGCTACATGGATGGCACTGATGACTACGAGTACGTTATCTTTAGCCGCGCCTTGCGCAAGCTGGGCATACCGCAATACCTAGACAACACGCAAGTCTACGGCTGTCTTTCCCTACGGGAACGAGTTGATGAATGCGTCAAGACAATGGAGATAATCAATGCCAACTCTTGATGAGATTCTCGCCAAGAAAACTCTCAACGGCGGATGGACTAAAGAAGATTTAGAGTCATGGGGAATTGCTTGGCCGCCACAAAAGGGATGGATGAAGGAATTACTAAAGGAGAATACCAATGGCCGTCAAACCAACTGAGCTACGCAAGGTTATCGCCATGCTAGAAGGCGAGGCGCCTGACGTTGAGACACTAGCCAAGGATGTATTCGAGGCAGTGGAAGATATGCTCAACCTTCGCAACCGCTATGTGGTATTCGTTGTCCACCCTAGCCTGAACCTCATTCAGGCTGTCGGCCCATACGATACAGTTGAGAAGGCAAAGAAGGATTACGTTAAGCGAGTGGGAATATATGACCGACAGACACGCATCCAACTTGCTTTACTCAAGCACCCCGACCAAATTGTATCAGACTAATTTTTCTGATATAATTTACTTATGAAATCATGTGGCATATGCAAGGCAGTAAAGCCTTTGGAATCTTTTGCTCTAAACTATCAACAGAAATCAGGTAGAAGTGTTTATTGCAAGGAATGCTTAGCCGCAAAATCACGAGAAGCCTACAAAGCAAACCCCAAGAAAGAACAGAGCAGAAAAAAACAAGCAAGAAAGGATGACCCAAGGAAACAAAAGGGTTATCAACTGAAGTCTAAATTTGGTATTACGATTGACGAATATGAACAGCTATTCAAGAAGCAAAAGAATAGATGCGCTATTTGTAAATCAAAAAAGCACAACGGCAAAGGCTGGCATGTGGACCACGACCACGCTACCGGCAAGGTAAGGGGAATCCTTTGCCTTAATTGCAACACGGGCATCGGAATGTTGCGCGATGATGTTGCAATACTACAAGCAGCTGTGCTATATTTGTCTGACTAATAGATGTGGTGGCTGGTTACTAGTCCTTTCACAGCCGCCATCGCTCCCGCAAGGTAGAAGCGACAAGAAAGCCCGCCGGTAAATCCCGACGGGCTTCTTTGTTTTGTGTCTTCCCCTTACACAAAGCTATCTCTTGGGGTTGTCCGTACTGTAGAAACCGCTGGCATTAAACTTTACCGCTGGCACATTATAGATTCGCACAAGTGGCGTACTGCAACAGACGCACTGATACTCTGGCTCAGCCTCATGGACGCTTCGTTCGATATAATGATAGTCACCAGCTGAAGGACAGCTATCATTTATACACTCATACTGATATGTCGCCATGCTCGCCACCAATCGGACAGTTGTCTACACAATTCCAGAACAACTCCATGTACGCCTTGCCTTCGACTCGGCGTATCTCGGTGTAACACTCAGAGTCATGCATATACTTTGTCATTCTTCACCCTTTGCAAATGGATTAGCTCCACCAAGAAAGTTATTTAACCGGCGCAATGCGCCATCCACCTTACGGTGTGCAGTGGTGTCGCTGACCTGTAGTGTTTCAGCTATTTCGTTAAAGGTTAGCCCCTCAAAGAATTTCATTTCCAGCACGAGCTTATCCTGCGGGTCAATCTTAGATAAGGCACGGCGTATATCCATCAGCTGGATAACATAGTTGCCACCCTCGGCAGGGTTACCGCCGCCGGATACTTTGGGCTTACTGCCATCGGTGGTATTAACAATAGGCGCCTTGATAGGAAAGGCTAATGGCAACATCTCCGACAGACTAATGGCGTCGTAGTATTGCTCATCGCGTATCTCATAGCCTAGCTTCTGCGCCTTAGCGCGCCGGCAATACTTATCTGCAAGGCGAGTCAGCGTCTTGCCTAGCTTACGCACACCCATCTTGTATTCATCTGAATCAAGCGGATGGTCAAGCCATTCTTTAATCTTATCCTGACGTTTAAGTGTCCACACCATTAGCTCTTGCGTCACGTCAGAGACGTCGAAGTATGTGTGGTAATGACGATGTACCTTGCGAGCTACCGTTACTGCTATCTCACGAGACTCTTGCAGCCAGCTATCTGCTACCAACTCCACACCTTTTTGTCTACGGTGAATGACTTGTTGATAATCGGAACCAAGTGTGGTGTTACGGTCTTACCGTCAACGTGCAAGATAGCAAAGCCTTGCTGCCATGTGAATAGCCCAGCCTTGATATATTTTGCATGCTTGAGGTTCATTAGATGCCCGACTTCCAAACCCCAAACAGTCTTTCCTTTACCAGCCCAACTCTGCGTCCAATGGGTAAGTCCCATTCGGTGTGTATGCCCGCAGACAACACTGACGCCTGCCCTCTTTGCGAGTCCAAGAGCAGTTGCTCCAGCAGTAGGCTGGATGTTGCCTTCATCTCCGTGGACAAGTATCCAATTAGGCGCGAGTTCGTAGGGCTGATGGTGATATGTAATTCCAAGTTCATCAAGCTTGAGAAACTTCTCAATCTCCAACTCAGGTAAGCCGAGCAATCCTGGTGCTTTAGATTTAAGCTTGTTGTACAGTCTGTCACTGTGATTTGACCGGCTGATATGCGAGATACCAAGTGACTCAAGTAATCTAACGGTGATGTCTCTGTGCTTTGCGATGTCATAGTTCCACTCTCCGCCGTAGCCTTCTTCCCAACGACTGATTTGTGGGAAGTCAATCTCATCGCCGACGGATACAACTTCGTCCGGCTTGTATGCTTTAATAAACTTTGCTAGTGTGTCGGTTGCACCGACGTCGTGGAAAGGACTTTGCAAGTCTGAAATAACAACTATTGTTTTCATTGTTAATCTACCTTATTCCTAAATCGTTCTAAAGTATCATGGAAGAAAACCTTTTGTTGCTCGCTCATATTCTCGGGATACTTCAACTCAATAAGTTTTCCAACAGCATCTTCAAGATTTTTGAATCGCGCTTCCCTTAATGTGTATCTATCAGTCATTTGAGAAGCGCGACATCTGTCACTCAACTCAGATAAATTACGTTGTAAATTAAAAATTAATGAGCCATTAGCGTCTAATTGTTTTTCAAGGTTTTCAATGCGCTTGATAAGTTCTTTTTTTCTCATTGTTTCGGCCATACCCCTCGTTGCACCATCAGTCCGATGACGCCGTAGTTTGCTAGGTCCTTGAAACTATCTTCAATGCTCTCGTGCTGTGGCTTGATGCCATCCTTTTTCATAAGGTTCTTGAGTCGCTCAAACTTATCGCCAATGCGTACCAGCAAGCCGTTGATAGGGCCACCGTGTGCGTTGTTGATATTGCCGGGGCCGTAGTCCAACTGCTTGGTGATAAGCAAGTTGCCAATCTCGTCCATTACTTCCCAGACATTGGCGCAGAATTCCTTGTGGGAGGCAGGGTAATTGTTATTTGGCCCGTCGTCGTGTCGCAACTCTGCACGATAAACCCCGCCTGAAGGATAAAATTTAAGGCCATCTCTAAATCCTTGTGGTTCTGGAACGACTGTTTCACTCATATCCCTATCCTTCCGCTTGTCCTTGATATATGTAGTTCTTGCTTTCTTCATCGAGCTGGTAAAAGTATATCAGGTCAGTACCATTCTCCATGTGTTGTACCAACTCAATAGTATCTAGCGCCCAGAATACAGGCGGCACCTGCGCCCCATCTTTGGGGCCATAGATGAAGGTTGGCTCAGCGACCACGCTGCACCGACATAATGTCATCAACGGTAATCAGGAATCCTTTGCTTGGGTTAGGCTCCTTCTCATTGCTGATGGGTCTGCCGTAACGGTTAATAGCTTCTTTCAAATCATTGGTGGTAGCGATGATGACCAGCTGCTCAAGCACAAATGCCCAGCGGTCTGCCTTAGTCTTCATCAAGCCTGACTCAACCCAATTGTGTGTAGCCCGTGAGTAGAATGCAGTCTCAATGTAGATGTTACCGGTCTGCACCCAGCGCCTATCGCGCTTTACTTCTACGGTCAGCCCGCCAGTGAGGATGTCATTGACGAGCTGCTCGCCATCGTGCCCATACGAAAAGTCTAAGTCAAAGTCTGACATCTCCGGTGTCATTTGTTCTCCTGCACCACGGTAATCGTTATCTTGCCACCGGTAGCGGTGTCATATTTGCTGGCTGTTTGAATAGCTTTTGTGACTATCTTCTTGGCTTTGGCCAAGTCATCAACCATGACGCCACCTGTCAGCGCATCCATAGCGCCAAGAGCAAACTGCTCGCCACTGCCTGCGACATACAGGTTATTCACTGTACGCTCCCACGAGTAGTCTTCATCAATGCGGTACACCTCACCCTTGACAACGACAATCCAGATGTTGTCATTCTCAACGGAGGCATCGCCCTTGTTAATCTCATAGCCCGCCTCGCTAAAGGTACGGCGCATAGCTGGGATAAGCTGACGGGTAACATACTTGTCAATGTCTTTGGTGTTAATCACTGGTGGTGCGAAGTCATGTTGCAGCAGGTTGATACCTCGCACCGCACCAGCACCGGCAAAAACGATGTTGCTATTCTTAAATACTTTACCGCCTGGTATGTTGATAGCAAAGCCATCTGAGTCAGAGGATTGCGAATCAGCCCCGACTACTACCCAGTCAGGGCCTTGAATCGCTGCGATGGTTGTCACGCCGCTATCCTCTCGGTGAACCAGTCGGAACCATACTGCAAGTATACCTCATTAGTGTCCATATTGTCGGGAAGGTGTACTATTTCCGCTTTGTCCAAGTCTTCCTTGATTCGCTTAGCCAGCTCTTGGCCAGGGTTTCTTCCATCTTCTTTGACGTCGTTATCCGCAAATATAAGGATGCGAGAATACGATTCAAAAAGTTTAGGAAACCACGGTTTCCATTGGCTGACTCCAGCAACTCCAACCGCAGGTATTCCCACGATGCCCGATGCAACAATCGTGTCAATCTCGCCTTCGCAAATGGCAATCGTGTCGCTAGGCTTATGCAAATCAAGTACGTTATATAGCCCAATCTTCTGACCGGTAGGCCAGAGGTATTTTGGAGTTGACTCATCTACGCTCCTGAACTTAATTCCCACAACACCGGCTGGCGTAAGGTACGGAATAGATAATCTGTTAACGGCATGCTCATGTCCAGCACTAGGCTCCACGACGCTTCCAAGCTGGAACGTATGCGCGACTTCCTGTGTTATGCCTCGTGCCGCCAGGTAAGAGGCTGCCTGTGGAGTTAGACTGCTGGCGTATTTGCTTGCTGCGTCCGTGAGCAATGCTCTCTGCTTTTCGTTTAGCATCTTTGAAATCTAGCCCTTCTTTAGCTTGCACTAATGTGTATACATCTCCGAGAACCTGACAGACTAGGCAGTTGTATGCCTGACTATCAAGGTTATATGCTGCACTAGCCATGGTGTCATCATGGATAACGCACTTGCATGGCACCCAACCATGCCTGTCCAATACGTTGATGCCGTAATGTTCTAGTACGGCGCCAAGGTCAGGCTTCGATACCACCGGTTACCTTCAACCACTGGTTCAAATCTTGGATAACCCATGACTGGTCTAGCCCCGCCATGCGGCGCTTGACGATGACATAGGCTGGTGGTGTAACATCTAAGTTACGCGCTTTGGCATAGTTAAATGCCTCGGTGGTAGCCTCACGCCAGAACTGTGGCAAGTCCATCTTAGCTGTTGCCTTCAGCTCAAAGATATACGGCGCACCTGCAACGATACACACGATGTCGCCTTCGTCGTCCTTGCCAGCGAGGCGTAACCTTTCGGATGCTAAGCCTTTGCTACGAAGGAACTTGAGAATGCCTGTCTCAAAGGCAGAGCCTTTGCGCTTGCCGTATGTACTCATAGTCCTAGTATCTCACAGATGTCATAAGCTTTGTGCTTGAGCAGATATTTTTTTGCAAAAAATTTTTCTTCGTCAGTGTTATCGACCTCATAGAAATTGACCATGTTGCCCGCACCTGTGAAATAGTCCTTGCCTTCTTTGAAACTCATTGCATTGCCCTCCAACTATCTGCCACGTACTGGGCGGTGCGGTCTGAATAGATACTCATGCGGCTTGGGTCAGCCTGTAAGGTAACGAAGTTATCTCCAGTGGCTGAGTGTTTAGCAAAGCGGTTCTTCACTGCCGCCACTCTAAACTCACCGGTGTGTGACACAAGAGCAACGGTAAGAATCATTTCAGGCAGCTGGCTAATCTTACCTTGGATAGCCTTACGGCTAGGTGGGATATCCGGCTTGCCCTCATTCTCTGAGGTGTGATGCAGTAGCAGCACAGCTGCGTCTGTCTCACGGGCGATGTGGTGCATGGCTTTGGCTATCTCACGAAGACCGGACCATTCATCGTTGTGCATGGAGACAACGTTCATTGCGTTGTCCACAATAATCATGTGTGGATACTGACCATATGCCTCACCGTATGCACGGATAGCTAGGTCAACCTCATCAAGTGTAGGGGATGGAGCGAAGTCAAACTGCAAATGCGTAATGCTTGCTAGCTCAGACGCGTAGAATTCTCTACCTTCACCGGTAGCAAATGCTTCCTCAACGGAAGACACTTGGTGTCCAGTAACCATAGCAGCTGCACGGATAGCTGTTGTGTAAGCATCGGTATCTGCGGATATGTACAGCGTAGGCACCTTCATCTGCACTGCCATCCAGAGAGCGATTAAAGATTTGCCGGCGTTTGGTTGACCGGCAATCATTGTTAATTGTCCCCTGCGAAACCTGATTCCTTCACTAGCTAGCGAAGGAAACAGGTCTGGCAGTAGCTGATATTCATTAGTGCTTTTCGCTGTCGCTTGTGAGAGTGACAGCATCAGATACTAACGAAGGAACTTAGGAGCGCACTGGTCGGGAGTACCCTTTGGTGATGGGCAGAACCAACCCTTCCATGTCTTTGCATCGCCTGGCTTTGACTCACGGTAGGTGAGCTTGCCGTGCTTGCAATGGCCTTCTTCAATAACCGCTGACGGAGCGGCTGGTGCTTGTGCTACTGGTGTTGCATTGAATCCAGCAACCACATTGCGGATGCCACTGGCGTTAGCCAATGAACCGGAAACAGCGCCGATAAGAGCCGCTGAATCCTGAATGGTTGCCAACTGTGCTTCCAACTCAACTGAGTCATCTGCATAGATGTTAACGAGTGTTCCATCTGCCAACTTGAAGTTGACTTGGAACTTGGTATTTGCTTGTGCTGCCATGTGTTTCTCCTTATTTGATTTCTGCTAGTGGGTCGTAAATCTGTGCCAACTGTCCGCCGACGGCGTAACAATAGTCCTTCACTCCGCATGTGCTACAGGACATGCCGATGTTGGGTAGAAAAATTTTGTTCTGCAAGCCACGCTCAAACTGCTCAAACAATTCTGTGAGTACGGGGATTGTCCAGCGTTCCAAGCCAGAAGCTTCTTCGAACTGAGCCTTGCGAGCTGAGTAATAGTAACCCTTGGTAGGGCGTACACCAAATTGCATCTCCATCATGGAGGCATAGACTCCCAGTTGTAGCGATGAGTCCGGCATGTAACTGCCGGTCTTGAAGTCTACCACGGCAATCTCAGTGCCTGCCACTACAACAGCGTCAGCAAATGCTTTGACGTTGACGCTACCGAAGAAGTTATTGAATCCGATTTCAACTCCGGGTACACCTTCCGGTGATACCCACAGCTCAAAGCCTGACTCCTGCCAAGCGTTGATGAAGTTGAAGAACATCTGCTTGCCGTTCTCATCCCACCACACCTTGTTCTCTTTATCAGGGTTGGCTTTGGATGAGCGTCCACCCACACGCCAATCGGTAGGATTAGTGCTGGACTTAGCTTCGACTTCTGCAATTTGTTCAAGGAAGGATTCTTCCCAAACCTTATCCCAAGTCATACGTTTCCTCTCCTGCTACAACTTTACGTGCATGTTCGAGGCCTAGTTTAACCATCTCGTTAGGCTCTTTGTCAATAAGCTTTTGGATTTGTTTTCCTAGGGCGAGTCGCATGACGACTTCGGTTTCAGCAAAGGCTTGTTGGAAAGCCTGCTGACTAATAATCTGTGCGCGTTTCTTACCCATGTGATTCTCCTAGCGGTGGTGTGACTGCAACGGCGAGGCTACCACATAGCGCACAGTTGATGTCCAAGAAATAGATACCGATTTCTCCGTCATCGTCAAACTTACACTTGACCGACCAGAGGTCTGACCCACATGGGCAGACTCTGATTGGGCCGAGATTACGATAGTCGGCTTCTGTACCTGTGGTTGGTTTGAGGTTAGCGATGTCATCCATCACCACTCCAGCGAGAACCAGAAGAAGAGGAAGTCAGCGTCAATGCCGTACTTGCCAATGCTGAATCCCAAGCGGACAGTGTGCTTGCTGTAGCCGGTGGTTAGGTTGACTCGGTTGTAAAAAGTAAACTCTTTTGTCATTAGAATGGTGGCTTATCTGTGAGAGGTGTCTTTGAGTTTTCAAACTGCTGAAGCAGAAACTTCTCTGCTGCTGCGTGGAACGCAGACCCACCGACGAACCACCATGCTGGCTCGGACGGTGCTTGTAAGTCACGCTCTAGTTGCCATGCTTTGCCACAGCGAATCCATGAGGTGAGCGAGCTGAACGAACGGTGTGCTACTTGTATATCTGACATGGCTGAAATGTAGCATATGGGTAAGCGTGGCGTGTCAAACGCAACACGCCGACGAATTCGCAGCTGGGTTCGATTTGACAATCAGCAGCTGGGTATGTGTACAATATGAGCGAAGCGAATGTAGTTAACCCCGGCGCCTTTTGGGCGCCCCGTTGAGGCGGCTAGGCTGATAGCCTCTAACAGTAAAACGGAATAAAAAAATAACCCCCGCAATTAAACGGGGGTTACGTCTTTCACACGCTAGCCATTTGGCCTATCCTTGCGGATTACACAGGGATGGTTCAAGCGCGAATTTACTTTGCAGCTGTCTTAAAGTGGTTATATGCACCAACTGCAACTGGTCCAAGAACTGCTACAACAGCAGCCCATGCAACAGACTTGAGGTGATGGTTACCAGTCTGCCAAATTGATACGCCAGCAACGAGAAGTGCGGCGAGGTAATGCTCGACGATAGCTTTGTTGAACTTCATGTCATTCTCCCTATAGTGAGATTAGTTTGTCCATTTCGGACTACCTAATCCTACCACGAAGACCGGGAGGTGACGCTTGTTGGTTGTCTTATAGGCACGGGTTTTCAGGCAGACTTCGCCACCATTGGCTTGGCTACCTACCGGCTTGGTATCAGGGCTAGTATTGCCTTCGATGGTTGTCATAGTGCCATCGCCGTTGTCCTTGACAACGATACCCACATGCTCAATACCCTTGCCGTCAAAGCTGAAAAAGGCTATATCGCCAGCCTGAGGCTTGTATGTGGCAGGGTTGGACCATCTGCCCTGACCCTTGAATGCCTCGGCTCCAGCGGGCGTATAGACGCAATTAGGCATACCTTTGAAACCTACCTGTGCCGCACACCACATGACGAAGGAGCCACACCAGGGCTGGCCGTCGTGGCCTGTGAAGACGCCGTACTTGGTCTTGTTGTTTGGAACCTCAATGGTTCCAATTTCGCCATTAGCTTTCGCTACAAAGTCTGCCGCTTGTGTCATTGCCAGATTAGCCTCTCTGCTAAGTCTCCTGGGTTGCATACATCTGGGTTAGCGCAGACTGGGAAGCCTGCATTTGCGTAGCACTCAGCTACCAATTCAGAACAGATGTAACCTGCATGGTTAGCCAGGTAGTGCATGAATTTTTTGGGAAAAATTTTTACGCCTAGCGCACGAAGCGCAAGCATGGCAATGATGCCAAAATTGTATGGCCGTCCGACTGCTGCTTGGGCATGCTGAACAATCTTTGCTCGTTGCTCCTCAGACAATTCTTCGTGCTGGTTCCATGCAACCAATGGGTAATTGCTAAGGTTACTAATAGCAACGCCAGTAGGGTCAGCTCCCACAATCTTGCCATCGCCAATATAGATAAACGCATGGTTCCAGCGGGATACCGTTCCTAGTCTAATAAGCTTTCCGAAGAATCCACCGGTGCGTACTACGCCGTAGTCACCGATGCGTGGTTCGTATTTAGTCATGTAGTTGCTGCTCCATGATGTCCTGCAAGTGGTCAATCTCCTGCTTCTCTAACTTTAAGATGTGGCGAATAATCATGGCATCGCGCTTGGTCTGGCCAATCATGGCGATACCGATGATAAGCTCAACAGTAACTGCCAGCCATGAGGCTAGGTTCATCCACTTGATATAGGCATGAGTGTCTGTAAACCATGTGGGCTGCGCCCACCAGACAAAGGTAACGCCAGTCCAAAGGATGACGAAGAACCAGTTGCGGATAATGCCTTGAATCTTCCAGCTAATCTGTTCAGAGAAGGTCAGCACATCGCCAGTAGCTTCGTGGATGTATTTTTTCTTAAAAAGATTAATCATTATGCTCCCGAATATGCTGCTCAAACTTGCCATTGAGTGTGCCCAGGTCTACCGCTATATTCTGTTGCTTCTCTACCAAAGTCTCAATCATGGGGATGACTTGCTTACGGATAGCATCGTTTAATGAACCGCCAGAGTTAGGCGTTACCTCATTCTTAATAGTCTTGATGTCATTCATCTCAGACTTGAGGACATTCTGTACGCCATGCTTGAAGATATACCAGATGCCAGTACCAGTGGCTCCGATAGTAAAGACGGCGTTATATGCGATAGTTGTTAAATCCGTGCTTGTCATTTTTGCGGTATGCCCCAACTGTTATACGGTACGGAATTGGCAGATAATCATTCCACCGAAGCCTTTGAAGCGACGCTCTGGTGGAGTCATGCGAATGAAGGTGAGACTTTCAATGACGCCACGGATGGTTTCATTGTTGGTAAAGTCTTGAAGAACGATAACGTCACCATTGGACTCGATGTCTTCCAATGATTGAACGCGCTCAGCTGCACGGCCTTCGTAGCCAATGCTCATGTTGTATCTATCGCCTTCAAAGTCGTAGCACATAAGTGGCAGCGTAATGATGCGCTGACGGCGGACAGCAGGCAAAGCCTTGAGCTGGTAGCCATTGAATGAATCTTCATTGCCTACGGCTTGACCAGATGCAGCGATAAGCGTAAAGCGCAAAGCGATAGATTCTTTAGGAGTCAAGTCAAGCTGGTCAAGGCCAGTGATGTCTTGGGTGAAGTCGAAGTTGTTATCGACGGTAATGATTTGCGTGGCCTGACCATTGGCATCAACAGAGGCTAAGCTCAATCGTCCTGTCAGTGGCAGCGTTTGACGTAGCTTGACCAACTCAAAGTGTTTGTCCTCAAGCGTGAAGTAGCGAATCTGTCCAGTCTGTAGGTAGCCGCTAGAGATAAGGGTGCTAGCTTGGAAGTATAGGTTGTCACCCTTAACTCCAATAGCAAGCTGACCGGTAGCGCCAACAACACATACTCCCGAAGCCTCAAGGCTATTCGGTGCTTGCAAGTGGGTAGCGTAAGCCATTTGGTTAGGAGCAATTTCTTTGCTCAGGTCAATCTTAACCAAACCTGAATGGTAGGTTGAGCCGCTGCCGTCTGGGTCAATGTAACCAGTGACAGTGCAGTAGGCGTAGCGGTCATTAAAGGTGACTGACTTACATGCTGAGCCATTAAGAATGGTACCGCTGGCGGGGTCGTAGCCATTGGTAATAACAGTCAATGGGCCATAAGTAATGAAACCAGATGATAGGTAGCCAGAGGTGTCAATCTGTCCTACGCGTACACCCTTGCTTGTACCAAACACCATGTACTTGCCGATGTAGGAACCAAGCGCATAGATGACTTCGCCCTTAGGCATATCAGCTGCAGTGACAGCCTTAGTCAATAGTGGCACAGCACCGCTGGTATCAAGGATAAGACGGAAGACAGTAGAGGAGTCGCCGGCATAGCCTGATGCGTAGATAGCGTTAGGGCCATCGCATACGCCTGTCCATATCCAGTTGGTATCTGGGTGGGCATAGATAGGCAAGTTATTATTGCTCGACAGGGTGACAGTACCTGAAGCAGATGCCTGTCCAACAGCAGCATTGTTAACAAAGAAGGTAACAGTAGTGCTGTTAGGTACAGCAGTAACTGACCATGTTCCGTTGTAAGGGGAGCCAACTGATGCGACAGTAATCAGTGAACCGATAGAGAAGTTGTGTGCAGCTGAGGTAGTCAGGGTGGCGTTGTATGAGCCATCTACTTTGCTAGTGGTTACGCTAAAGGATGTAATGGGCTGTACTTCAAATAGGTAGTTGTTAACGCCAGCAATAAGGCGCTGTTTAGCCCAGCCAAGAGCAACGTTAGTAACAGTACCTACGGCTGATGGATGCGTGAAGATAGATGCACCGCTAGTAGCGCCAGTCAATGGGCCTTTGTAAATGCCTGTGGCATTAGCAGCGTAGTAGTTCTGTCCATCTTGAGCGACAGCAAGGATTGTTCCCGAGCCGCCCCATGTAAGAGTAGTGGTTGTGCCAGCTGCGGTAGTACGGTATAGGTTTGCACCGTCTGACCAGATGACAAGGTTAACTCCATTAGCGTCAATAGCGCCTACCATTTTTGGAGTGTTGGTAATGGAGTGTACAGCTGTAACATCTGGCAATAGTGTTACCTTGCCGATGTTAAAGACTTCTACACCAGCTGACTTGTTAAAGCGCTGGCCAACAGTCTGACCTTCGATTGGCTCTTCGTAACGAATACCTGCGCCGTAGTCAAAGCTGGACTGGCTGCGAAGCCACCAACCGGTGAGTGTCTGCTCGCCTGGTTCCTTTTGCTGGTCAATCTGTTGCTTGCGGTATTGTGCAGTCTCGCGCTTATATGGGTTTTCCTTATTGGGTCCAAGAAAGAATGGGATACCGGAAACTGCAACGTCATACTGATTAGCAGTATTTTGATATGTGTCGCCTGCGTTTGCTGGCTGACCAATTGGGTCAACGGGACGTTCTGCTATATGTCGAAAGCCGTCATCACCAATAGCCACGCTTACTCCTTAAATAGTTTCCAATAAAAAAGCCCCCTTGCGGGGGCTTGTAAAGCTAATGTTACTTACGCTGTTTGTTCTGGTTCTACAACTACGGGTGGAGTAAAGTTAGTGCCGTCCCATATATCGCCCACGCCAGCATATTTGCCACGGAATGAAGCGTTGTAGGAAGTCTGCGCCCACTCGGTATTTTCACCGTAAAGAGATTTGCAGAAAGCAATCCCAATGGCCTCTCCGTCTAATCCTTCAGCATTACCAATTACTTCGTTATTGACAACAATAACTTGACGGACAATTCCATCTTCAATTCTTGCAAAATGTGCCATGTTGTCTCCCTTATCCAATCACTATTACTACATAGCCTGAACCGCCAGCACCAACATTGGTTCCTCCACCGCCACCGCCGCCACCAGTGTTTGCAGTACCCGCAGTTACTGAACCGTTACCGCCAGTTCCCCCACCGCCTGAACCTCCAGCACCAGAAGCACCTGAAGCGCCACCGCCAC